ATGTGGGTCAGATTTTACTATCCACCTTGATCAGCGTTTATTAGGAGATTGATATGTCAGTACAACAACCGATGGATTATGTATCACACAAACATGATCGTTTATTCGACAAGCGGATTATTCAAAATAACCCTTCTGAAAATTATTTTGAATACCTACAAAACAAAATCACCGCCAAAAATAACCACATCGAGTATTTGAACGAACAGCTGGATAACCAACGCACTGACTTGATCAGTTACCGCGTAGCGCTAGTGGGTTTGATTGCTGCGCTGGGTATGACCTTATATCAATGGCTGGTGGTCTGTGGCGGCTCAGCCCCGGTCTGATGGCTGGGTAACACCAGACCAGCTGGACGACAAAACCAAAAACGAACTGTGGATCGGCCTTAAAAGCATAGACCCGGCACTAGCCGACATGCTGAAAACCGATCCAAACCTAACCGCATTAAAAAACGCCTTTTCGGCTACCGTGCGCTTTACTCGAGAAAACGCGCGTCAGTACGTCATTGAAGGCCGACGAATACTTGAGGAGAGACGAAATGCCATACCCTGATTTTAAAACGCCAAATATTTTCATGCTGCAATACGCCGAATCGGTATCAGCACTAATCAAACTGGCCAGCAAAGACTGCTCAGGCTCAAAAGCGTGCGCTCAAGTGTTGTTGAGCGCCTACAACGGACACGAATTTCAGCTGGATATAACCGATTTATGCCTATTGGATGAAAACTACTACGACCACGCCATGACTGTGATTCGTGGTCGTGTAGAGCTGCGCACAGAACCCCATGAATTAATCACAGATGGCAACTTGGTATTTGATCAGCTATGGGATCAATGGCGAGGCTATCACGTATCCACCCGCTTTAAAACTGAGCAAGCTGCTTTTACCGAGCATTTCTAAGGATATTCACGCCATGAACCCACTAAAAAAACAAATAGGCGGCAGCCACTACAAAACCATGGTGATACAGCCGATTGAATACACCCATCAAAACGGCCTGTCCTTTATTGCCGGAGACATCATAAAACGTATTAGCCGTTACAACCACCCCACAGGAAAAGGCCTGGAAGACATCGAAAAAGCCCTTCACGAGCTGGATATTTTGATTGATCAGCACCGCAAAGGCTTTGTCTATGATGCCAACACCGAACAAGCCATCCGCGCCTCGGAGTTTTGCACCGCCAACAACATCGACGGCAAACGCCGCAAGATTATCGAAAAACTCACCGCCTACTATCACGCTGAACCCTTACTGAAGTATTTATCAGACGCGCGTGAAGCATTGGATGAACTATTGCAGGAGTTAGTCGATGCCACACCAGTCCATTCGTAGCGATAAAGCCTGGTTACGGCAATGGCTGCCGGCTGCCACGTCTGACCAGATTTATAGATTTACCGAACGCGTCGGCATGAAAGTCGACGATCACAATCCACCGCCTGAAGTGTTGGCTAAAGCCAGAGATGAAGCGTTAAAGGAATTGCGGTTTTCACATGATTGAAAAAATCAACCCCCAAATCATCCAGCGCCTGCAATCGCCACCCTACAATGCAAAGCATCGCGGCGAACACCTGCGCGAAGGTGTTTGCCCGAGTTGCGGCAAAAAAACCTTGTGGACCTGGGTAGCCACGCCGGGTGTGATTCAGTGCAACCGGACCAACAATTGCAATTTTGCTGCCACCAGCAAGGACTTATTTCCAGACCTATTCGAAAACCTCAACAAAAAATACCAAGCCACGCCCGAAAACCCAAACGCCACCGCCGACGCGTACCTCCACTTAATCCGCGGTTTTGACCTGGCTAAAATCAAAGGCTGGTATAGCCAAGGTAAATACTGGCACCCGCACGGCGACAAAGGAACGGCCAGCGTTCGGTTTTACCTGGACGACAAGCATGAAGTCATGTGGGAGCGCTTGATTGATGACGTGACCATCAGCGCCGAAGACGGCGACAAGGAAACCCGCAACAAAAACTTCAAAGGCAGTTTTAAAGGTTTGTGGTGGCAGCCGCCCGGCTTGGTGATCAATTCCGGCGACCGCGTGTATCTGTGCGAGGGCATTCTGGACGCTATCGCCTTAAACATGAATGGCCTTAAAGCGTGCGCAATCATGTCATCCGGCACTTTCCCAAGTGAGGCCATCAAGCCGCACTTGGGCAAGGATGTTAAATGGATATTGGCCCTGGACAACGACGCCACAGGCCGCCGTTGCCTGCGCAAACATGCCGAGCGTTTGCGGGAGATGAAAGAAACGGTCGGAGCGATTATTTCCAGCGAAACGGAAGAAAAAGCCGACTGGAACGACCTGCATAAACTGCGCAAACTCACTGAAGAGGATCTGCACCACTACCATTATTTAGGCCGGGTCGAACTGGCAAAAAGCTATGTGCAAAAAGCCTTAGTCATGTGGGAGCACGATCCGCGCAAAACCATGTTTGTGTTTACTTTTGGCAACAGCACTTATTCATTCAAGATCGACCCCACCGAATACGAAAAAGCCGTTACCAAAGAGCACGAAGAAGACCCACTTAAAGCCGAAAGCCGAGCGTTTGCCCATGCCTCCAAGATTAAAGAAATTGCCACATTCAAAATGGATTTCCTATATTTCCAACAGCCAGAAAACGGCGAGGACGGCCAGTATTTTTTCCGCTTTAACTTCAGCAACCATGCGCCGGAAATACAACTACCTTTCCCAGGTAAAACTTTCGGTGCATCAGGCGACTTTAAAAAAGCGGCGATGCAAAAAGCTCCTGGAGCTCAGTTCACCGGCTCCGGTCCAGATCTGGACTACTTGTATAAGCACTGGATGGGCAGAATCCCCAAGATCGTCACCACGCTGGATTACGTGGGATACGACCGTGCTACTGGCGCTTATGTGTTTCCTGATTATGCGGTACAGGGCGGAAAAATCCTGCAAGTCAACAAAGAAAGCTTTTTCCAGCTAAAGCAAGGCGGCATCAAAACCACCGTCGACATCAAGCAAAAACTCAGCATCAAACAGCCGGTCGACTGGTTAAGCGATTACCAAACCGCGTTTGGCGTGGGTGGCTTGGTGGCGTTGTCGTGGTGGTTTGGCTGTTTGTTTGTGGAACAAGTTCGGCATTTACACCGCAGCTATCCGTTTATGGAAGTGGTGGGAGAAGCCGGTTCCGGTAAATCCGATATGGTGGACTTTCTTTGGAAACTGCTGGGCCGCGAAGGCGAATCCTTCAACCCAAACAGCTCAACCCTGGCCGGCCGTACCCGCAAAATGGCGGAAGTCTCGAACTTGCCGGTGGTATTTAACGAAACCGACAACGAACAACTGGCCGAAAACGCACACCAAAAACGCTTTAACTGGGACGAGCAAAAAGACCTGTTTGACGGTGAATTTGGCCGCGTCACCGGGCAAAAAACCCAGGACAACAGCACCAAAAAGCCCATTTTCAAAAGCGGATTGATGATCGTGCAAAACGTACCGGTGATTGCCTCCGAGGCGATCATGACCCGGATCGTGCATCTAACCTTTGATCGTTCGCACCACAGCATGGACGGCAAGCTGTCATCAGACCGCCTGAACATGCTGGATGTGGAACAAGTCAGCGGATTTTTGCTGCACAGCGTCAGCAAAGCCGAAGCGGTGATGAAGCAGTTTACCGAGTCGTTTAAAAAGCACCGCATCACCCTGCAACAAAACCCCGGCATCAAGTTGCAAAGGATCGTCGAGAACCACGCCAAGATCATGGCGTTTGCCGATTGTTTAAAACTGGTCGTGCCGATTCTGGATCGAGACATTACCCGCATCCACACCACGCTGATCAATATGGCCGCGGATAGGCAAGCGTCACTGAATGAAGATCACCCCACCGTGCAACAGTTTTGGGCGCTGTTTGATTACCTCAACAGCCGCCCGGTTCCGCCCGGTGATCAAGATGATTGTGTGCCGCCAATCCAAAGCGGCCTGCACCTGCTGAATCACAGCAACCACTGTGAAACAGAAATCGCTGTCAACCTGGAACACTTCCGCCGCGCCTGCGTGGACATGAAACAGGAAACCATCGACAGCAAAGAACTCCGCCGCTGGCTACCCACAAGCCGGAAGCGGGAATATTTAGGCAACACCAGCGTTAAAAGCCGAATCGAAGGCCGGAATGTGTGGTGTTGGCGGTTTAAGGCTTGAGGATAACAAAAATGAAAAAAACTGACTTTTGTGGTGTTACTGATGTTATTGACTGCATTCGAGATGATGTTTATCGATCATTGGATGCCATCGCTATTTCCAACGATGAAAAATCAAAACGACAACTTAATGAAGCCATAAAACATACCGAACGACTTTTGAAAAGACTAAATGAAATTCGAGGTATTTCAAAAAAGTATATCCGCGTATATGCCTGGAACGATGGCCGGATTAGGGCACAAGCCAAAGGCCTGCGCGAAGACGACAGCGACCTTAACGCCACGCTGATTCTGGATGATGGGGTGGTGTTATGAAAACCATCATGCCATCCAGACAACAAGCCAAAACCGACTTTCTATTTTGCGAATTCAAACGCCAAATTGCTGAAGCATCCGAAACGGCTTTGAAAAACTTGGAAAGCAATTACGCCAACGATCAAAAAGCCGCCAGCCAGAAACTGTCGGCCATCCGCAAAGAACAAAAACGCCGCAAAAAGGAGGCCGCCCATGCCAGCTCATAAACGCATCCATTTCGACGAACACAAAGACCGCATCATCCGTAACGCCTATCAATCAGGTGCTAACTGTTCTGGTTTAGTCAAACAAGCCGCGCAGCGCCTGGGCATATCATCAACCAGCATTCACAGGCGTGCTTGTGTGCTGGGTGTCGTGCGGTTCAGCAAAAAAACACAGATTTACTGGACCGATCAGGAAACAGAAATCCTCGAACAGTTTTCCCACCAAACCCCAAACTGGATTATTGAAAAACTGATTAAGGCAGGCTTCAAACGCCGCACCGAGCACAGCATATTGCAAAAGCTCAAAGTGCTGGGCATCACGCAGAGACAAGCGCGGGTTGATGCAGGCATTTATACCTTGTGTGAACTGTCGCGGTTATCCGGCATCACCACTCGCAGCCTGGCCAGTTACATCCAAAAAGGTTGGCTGAAAGCGGAAAAGCGCAACGATGTGACTCAAATCGAATACATCATCAAAGCCGCCGATCTGCGCAAATTCATCATCGACTACACCGCCAATATCGATATTTTGCGATTCGATAAGTTTTGGCTGGTCGATGTATTAACACAAACGA